TCTAGTATCTGACCATCTTTGTTTTTTGATGTCGCCTAGTCTGTCACGGACTAAGGTAATAATATCTACTGCTCTCATAATTAGCTCATTGGAGGAGCGTCAGTATCGTCAGTTGGAGCTTCGGTTGGTTCGGGTGTAGTGTTGTCAACTAAATCTCCCTCATTGTTCTGACCATCTAACTCTTTTTCATCAATAACCGCTTGTGTGTTTTCATTTCGTTTTGCAGGTATCATAGTATTTCCTTAAAGTTTGTAAGCTATATAAGCTTTAAAGAGATAGCCGAAGCTACCTCTAAAAACCCTTACCATTCACTTGTTTCCACTCGATAGTTCTTGTAACTACGTAGATGTCACCAGTAACAATGTCACCTGTTCCACCTGAAATAGTTATGCTCACTGTGTCAGCTGTATCAAAAGAGATACCTAGACCTACAGTTGAGCGTTGAGCTCCAACTGCGTCTACTGCAACATCAGCGAAAACTTCAACTCCGTTAACCGATACTGTAGCTAGTGCTCCAGTTGGCATAGGAGTCTCTGTTACTAGGTAAGTCTCAGCTAGGATACAATCCACTGGAATTACACTAGCTTCATAAGTCTCTCCGAACTGAGCAAACGCTGTGGGCGTAAGCTCCCCTTTTAAATTAACCGCTTGAGCCCCACTATCTCTCTTTTGGTCATTTAAGTTAATTTTAGAAATGTCTACTGCCATAATATCTCCCTATGCCGTTGCTACGTATTTGCCAGACTTTTCGTCTACTGACACATACCCAGCTATAATTTGTAGAGCACCATCAACTGAAGTTTGATTGAAGCTAACGCTAAAACCATCTACTGTATCATATAAAGCTCCATCTTCTAAAGTCCCGCCCGCTGCAGATACTGTCGCTAATATAAATGTACCACCTATATCTACTGCTAAATCTGTCTCAACTACTACACCATTTACTATAGTAGTGACTGTAGCTGTAGTTCCTGTATCGAAGCCCTCTCTAACAAAGATGAAGATGTCTTTTACGACACTCATCTTTGGAATACAGTAAGCTTGATATGTATCAGCGGGGTCAATGTAGACTGCACCTGTGTTTAGTCTATTGTTACCCTCGCTAAGTTTAGCAGGAAATGTAGCTACAGCACCTTCAGCGAAACGCTTTTGGTTATTCAGATTTAAGTCTGTTCGTTGTACTACTGCCATCTCTAGCTCCTTACGGTACTAATTTGAAGAATGTGTCTACTACAACTACACCGTAATCATAGCCAGCTACTTTAGCATCTTCATAATCTTCGTTCTCAGCTAATAGAACAGTCTTTTGAACGTTCATATAAGTGATAAGAGCTGACTCTGACTTGATAGCGAAATCTTCAGATGGTTGAAATCTGTAATCAGGCATTTTACCCATACCAACTTGTAGAGCACCTTTACCTAGGATTAATGAACGAGAAGCTATTACAGTACCCGAAGCACCAAAACCTTGCTCACCTTCAAATAGACCTGTTGAGTCAACTTTACGTAATCCACAAACTTCAACTTCAGTTTTACCGATTACTTTAGAGCTAGACACACCAAAGAAGTTTTGAGCTTCAATTACGATAAGAGAACCAATCTCTCCAATTACACCTTTAATAAGGCGGTTATCTGAACCACGATAATCTGCATTAGCTACAACACCAATGAAACCATCATCTTTACGGATATCTCTAGCTACACGAGAGTCAACAATCCATAACCACATACGCTTACCATTAGCTAGTGTGAACGGCTCCATTGGACGACGCTTGTCACCTGATGTATAACCATCACCCGACTTACAGATATCTTCTACGTCCATCATAAAATCGTAACCAGCTGTATCGCCTGCTACTAGAGCTGCAATGTTAGCTTTACCATTAGGTAAGATAGAGTGTGTCGGACCATTGTTAGATAAGAAACCTTGAGCGGCATCAAATAAGAACTGGTCTTTCGCACGAATGAATAGGTCAGATAGCTTACTACGAGAGTCTTCGTGAGTAGTTAAATCTAAACTGTTGATGTTAATTGCATCAAACTCGTCACCATTGTCAACTGACCATCTTAGTCTACGAACACGTAGCTTGTCTGAGAACTTTTTCTTTTGCTCTGAGTTACCGAACGCTTGTTCTTTATCTACGTGAGCTTTACTTGTTAGGTTACCATCGAAATCGAATACTACTTCGTGTCCAGCTCCCTTACTTAAATCATTAGTTTGGTAAACTACTGAGTCTTCGCCACCAGTTAGCCCTTCCCAAAATGATGTACTTCTAGCTTGAACTAGACCTCTAACCATCCAACCTTTACGCTGTAGTTCCGAACCATAAGGTACTACTGCTGTTGCTGTTTCACTTGCCATAATTATTCTCCTAAATTAAAATACGAGGTTAGCATAATCGTTAGCTAAATTCTCGTATCGTTTCTCTGCAGATGGCTCACCACCACCTGCTACATCAGATAGGTTTGTGATTTCCTTTTCTGCATCGCTGTTACCTAATACTTTAGGTGTATCTACATATCCAGCTACATTTGCCATAAACTCTTCAAATGTAACCTCGTTAGCTACTAACTGTTTGTAGAATTTAGCAGGAACTTCGTTATCTATTACATCTTGATTAATAGGTATCTTGCGTCCAATGTTGAAATCTTCCACATACTTGTTTCTGCGGTCGAGTTCAATCTCACCTGCTGTCTTCGTTCTAACATCAGCTAACTCAGTATCGTATTGTGTAGTCGCTAAAGCTTCATACTCAGTACGCTTATCAAAATAAGCTTCAGGGTCTGTAATTTTGAGTGTATCTAGCTCGTCGTGTTGCTCTTGTGTAAGTGCAGTTTTGCCTGCTAGTTTACCTTTAAGTACATCAATCTCAGCTGTCAATAGCTTGTTGTCCTGTGTAGCTTTAGTGAAGCCGCCTTGCGTATCTCTGAATTTCTTCTCGTTCGCAATAGCTACCTTAGCCCACGGTGGAGTATCAGCTGGGAACTCAAACTTTCCATCATCTGTAACTTTTGTCTCTTTTAAAAGACGATTAACCTCGGACTGATAATCAATATTCTCAGGTGTAGTTTGCTCTGCGTTTGGTGCAGTAGGCTCGTACCCAAAGTAATCTTGAGCTGTCTCTTGGTTGTTTTGGTTAGTGGTATCTGGTGCAGTATTACCGTTTTCCATTATATTTTCCTTGTATGATTTTATACTATAGATATTCTACCATAATACTTGCTATATGTCAATAGTTATGCTATAATATTTGTAAATTTAATGATTTTGAGCTTACATTATATAAGGCTCAAAACTACAAGGAAAAATTATGGCTATGTCACCCGCTAAACTCGCAGAAGTTCAAGGACTTATCGTACAAGGTATGGAAATCAAAGATATTACTACTAAAACCAAGGTATCTAGGGCTTCTGTGTATAATATTAAGAATGAGATGGTGCAAGACGCACAAGATAATCAGATTAACGAGCTTGGTCGTGCAGCTCCAGGAATATTACAAGAGGTAGCTAATGGTATACGCGATAGAGCACCTTTAGCTCTGGAGGGAGAAGTCGAGAAGCTACTAGGTGCGGCTGAGAGCTTACAGAGACTTGAGACTAGCTTCCATAAGTCGTTCGATGGTATACTAGAGAAAGCTAACTATATGATGAAGCAGGACTCTCTAACATTGATAGAATGGCAGATTATAACTAACACGCTATCTAGTGCTTTCAAGGACATCTACAACTCTAAAGGTACAACTGTTAATGTAGCTCAGATGGGTGGTCAAGGTGGCGACAGCACTCTGACTATGTTTCAGGGCAGGATGAAAGCGTAATGGCTAAGCGTACCTATGATAATAACGCTAATGGCGTTTACGGAACACACAAAACTGCTGGAGCTAGAGCTAAAGAAGCTGACAGAGAGATAACTGTCTATGACGAAGAAGATGAAGCTATCCCTGATGTTGTCATCCCTTGTATCGGTACAGCCCATCCCGTTGACCACTCTACGTGGTATCTCGGCATTACTCGTGAAGATTTCCTAGAGATATACAAAGGACTTGACGTAGATATTAATGTCTTCGATACGTATCCTGAGTCAGATAACGATATGTTAGAGAACTACTTGCCGTCGAAGCTATGGAGACTAAACAACCTCTACTTCATTATTAACAAAGCTGGACTGAAGATGCAGTTCCTAATGAACTACGCTCAGCACGTTGTATACGCAGCTTCGTTGAGACACCCTCGTATTATCATACTTAAATCGAGACAGCAGGGTATCTCTACGTTCTGGCTAATATCGTATGAGGATGATGGTATCTTCAACACAGACTACAATATAGGTATGTTGGCTCAAGGTTTAGAAGAAGCTGGTACATTACTTACTCGTAGTAAACTTGCGTGGGATAACTTCCCTAGTGCTATCAAGGAGAGATTTAACATCTACCTTATATCAGATAATACGAAGCAACTAGGGTTCTCTAATGGCTCAACCATCTTCATCCGTACATCATTCCGTTCAGCTACACTACAGAGACTACACGTATCTGAGCTTGGTAAGATAGCTAACAAAGACCCTAAGAAAGCTCGTGAGCTCAAGACAGGTACTATGCAGGCTATTGCAGCAGGTCACACAGTTGTTATAGAGTCTACAGCTGAGGGTACTGATAATATGTTCTCACTTATGTGGGATGAAGCTACTAACTTCGCTGGAGCTAATAGACCACCTAAAGCGTTCTACCCTGTGTTCCTGTCGTGGACTAAAGACCCCGATTGTTACCTAGAGCTTGAACAAGAGATAGACAAAGATGCAGAAGCTTACTTTATGAAAGTAGAGCAAGAGCTAGATATAGTTCTTAGCAGAGGTCAAAAGAACTTCTGGGTTCAGCAACACGCTGAGCTTGGAGAGGACATAGGACAAGAGTACCCTGCGACACCTGATGAAGCGTTCGCTTCGGTTCGTGATGGTACATACTATGCTAGACAGTTCCGTAAGCACGTAATGGATAAGAAGAGACTTGTCATAGACTTGTACGACCCATTGTTACCTGTGTATGCTTCTATGGACTTAGGGCTAGATGATGATACTGTTATCATCTTCTTTCAAGTACACGAGCTCGAGTGGCGTATCATTGACGAGTACCATAACTCAGGTGAACACTTAGGACACTATGCTACAGTGCTATGTTCGTGACACCTTTCTATCTTATACTAAAACTTGGGATGATAACCTCGGCAAGTGGAAGTCGAAGCCTCTACATAACAAGTGGAGTGACCCAGCTGACGCAATCCGTTATATGGCTGTATCTGGTGTAGGTAATCTGAAGTCTGATTTTGAGGAGCTATATCTCAAGAATAGCAAAGCTAATATGGTAGACCCCGATTTTCCTGACCACGACGACGCTGTGTACGCTGGCGTGATAGTCGATGGTCTAGCACTGTGAATACGATAACGCTATTGGGTTGTGTTCTCCATTTGGAGAACACTGTCCAGAAGTGATACCGCTGACTCCTCTACCTCTAAAATTCTAAAAATTTATTTCAGCTCGGCTAGCTCGACCTCCTGATGGTTGGGCTATCTCACCTAGTCTTAGACACCCAAATTTTCTAATTTACCACAGCAACGACC